ATTGTCAGTTATTGAGGAAATCCGCCCAGAGGATGTCGCCCAAAAGTGAACGTGGGTAATATTAGCCACGTTCCTTTTGTTTGTGGGTCAAAAATTACAAATTTTTTGACTCCACCCCCCCCAAGGGTGAGGGGGGGAGATAGACTGAATTAAAAAAACAGGAAATTTTTTTGTTTGTTTAATTATTTATGCGTCTTCATATGACAGATCGAGTGTATAAGTTATACTTGAAGGCACAGATATTGCTCCAACAACATTATTGTTAGCATATACTGGCTCAAACATTGCACATAATTGCCGAGAATTAGGTTGACTGTTTGTATCATTGAATTTCACAGTTTTTATCATATACTTAGTAACATTGATAGAATATTTTACATTCATCTTAAAATCATTGCTCGAATTATATTGCTCGTTTGGATTGTTACCTGTGCCATTATATATTGAATGACCCAATTTAAAAACTTTAGTTCTAAATAACTGATATCGATCTTTATTAACAGGGCTGGTCATATCAACAAGTGTGCCTGTGAGGGCAGTTGAACTGCCTCCCAGCTGAATAAATTCATTACCAACCACAGGAGTCTGTGGTATTTGCTTGTCGCTAAAGATCCACATTCTGACCTCGAGAGGTATTGCACCAGGATTAGTAACTGCATTGTAAGGATTCGGGAATAATATGAAAGTAAACATACATTTCTTAATTCTAATGACATTTCCGATTCTTTGTCCGGCACCAACTCCCTGATCAATCTGAAGAAATCCAGTCGTTGGAGACAAAGGAATAAGTGAATTCTGAAATGATGCGTGACCATAACTATACATAGGTTGGTTTGCACGGTAAACCTGAAATGTTTTGTTTTCAACGTCCCGAGATATGACTTGACGAACACGCTTCGCAAAAGTCGACTTTTTGTAAACTCGACGTTTTCTAAAACCTGACTTTTTCTTTAAACCTCGCTTTCTCCTAAATACCATTATACCATAGACCATTATTTTAATTTTGGGTTTTGAACGCATCTATAAGGGACCCCTCGATAGGGTTGGCACCCCTCGATAGGGTTGGTAACCCTTGATGCTGGCGGTCGGGACCCCTCGATGAGGTTGGTGCCCCTCCATACTGGCGGTTGGCACCCCTCGATAGGGTTGGTAACCCTAACCCGCCTTAATGATTTTTAAAAAAATCGACTTAAAGATAAATGTTTAGCTATATTATAATGGACGACGAGAGATTTCGAAACGTTTGCATAACACTTAACAACTGGACAGAAGATGAATACATTGCTTTAAAAAATATGGAATGCACTTATGCTGTGTTTGGTAAGGAAATTGGTGAGAGTGGAACACCTCATATTCAAGGTTATGCAGAATTCAAAAAAAAAATTTCATTGAAAAATTTGAAAAAAATCTCTAATAGAGTTTGTTGGATAAACCGAGATGGAACTGCGCGACAAGCTTCTGATTATTGCAAAAAAGGTGAACAAACCAAACCAGAATGGAAACAATTTCATACAAAAGGTCCGAACTTTGGTTTAAACGCTGATTTTTTTGAAGAAGGGAACATTTCAAAACAAGGTGAACGCACAGATATTGAAGCTGTTACAACTTTAATCATTAATAGAACACCGATGCGAGAAATAGCAATTGAAAACCCATTTATATATGTTAAATTCCACAGAGGATTTCACGCATTAGAAAATATTTTATTGTTGGATAGAACCGAAGCACCAATTGTAAAATGGTATTGGGGTTCAACAGGAACTGGAAAAACCAGAAAAGCAACAATGGAAAATGAAAACTATTATATTAAGGACGAAAGTAAATGGTGGGACGGATATTCTCAACAACCTTTAATTATCATAGATGACTTTGACGAAAAAACTTGGAATTTTAGAAATCTCTTGAGATTATTGGACAAGTATAAGTATCAGGGTCAAGTCAAATGTGGATATGTGAAAATAAACAGTCCATTAATAATAATTACTTGTGAATTTCCACCAGAAGCAATATGGTCTGAGAAAAATTTATTATCTCAGATATTGCGAAGATTGTCAGTTATTGAGGAAATCCGCCCAGAGGATGTCGCCCAAAAGTGAACGTGGGTAATATTAGCCACGTTCCTTTTGTTTGTGGGTCAAAAATTACAAATTTTTTGACTCCACCCCCCC